TATCTTAGCTACTAGTATTAGTTATCTTGTACAACATTGGTTTAAACATAGTGGACTAGAAGATAAAACACTCAATAAACTAGATGATATTAAAGATATATTTAGTGGTGGAAACAAATGACTGCGATACACAGGTGGAGATGGACAGCCTTAATAGTTTATCTAACTATATGTATATATGATTTTATGGTTGTTCCTATTTATTACGGAATAGCACGAATGGGTTTAGACTTGGCTGATTACATGAGTCATCTAAAAGAAATTGAAGATCCATTAGTACAAATGGAATACTTAAAGAAACTTGTATCACAGCACGAACCATTTACTCTGAAAGGTGGTGGACTATTTCACTTATCATTCGGAGCTTTATTAACAGGGTCAGTATTCGGAGGTAACAAATGAATTGGATTGCAAAGATTAGACCACAGATATTCCTAGCTATAGTTATACTAGGAGCTATATCTTTATATGCTCTTAAAGTAGGCTATGTAGAAGTAGCAACTGCTACTATAGGTGGATTGATTGCATTAGGAATGAAAGTCTTGGAGGCAGATTAATGTTTACTTATGATTGCGAAGTAACTTATGTAGTAGATGGTGACACTTGTGATGTCACCATAGATTTAGGATTTAAAATATTCCACAAAGCAAGGATTAGATTGTATGGTATAAATACTCCTGAATCTAGAACTCGTGACAAGGAAGAAAAGTATCGTGGACTACAAGCTAAAGCTAGGTTTAAAGATCTAATTAAAGACAGGCCTACTAGATTAGTTAGCCATGGTAAAGGAAAGTATGGTAGAGTACTTGGAGAAATATTATTTGAATCTAAAAATCTAAAAGATAATTGGATTAATGTAAACAAACAGCTTGTCAAAGAAGGTCATGCTGTAGAATATTATGGAGGTAAGAGATGAAGAATCTCATGCAGGCATACAACTTAGTCAAGAGGTATGGTCATGTTATTGGTGAGGTAATTAAACTTCTAGAGATAGTGGAAGCTAGTGGTAAAGATAAGAAGTTAACTACCAAAGAAAGAAGCCAAATCATGAAACAACTTTGGCAAATAGTTTATGCTATCAAAGGTCAAATTTGATTAAGTTAAAGTTTAATCAAGCATTAATTGATGAGGCTTTAAACAAGTCAAATAAAATAGGAACTTTAAAAGACTCTTTTACAAAAGGTAAAGGACAGTCACAGGGATTGCTCGCAGAGTTTGCAGTCAGAGAACATTTTAAACATTTAATAACTCCTAATGAAAATATTTATAACAACGATTTAATAATTGCAGGGTATAAAGTAGAAGTTAAAGCTAAGAATTACAAACAAGTTACAGATAATTCTGAATGGTCTATTGCAAAAACAAGTCAACATCAGAACCCTGATTATTATTTTTTTGTTAGTGTAAATCACAAAGGTACTATCAATAACACTTCTGAAATCTTATTAGCAGGTTATATAACTCCTCAAGATTTTTATAACAAAGCTAGGTTTTATCACAAAGGATATCAACATGAATATGGATTTACTAATACAGGTGGTAAATCTCCTACAGATCATTACAATGTGTATCAACACGAATTAGAAAAGTTTAAAACTTCTGAAGAAAAACAATTAAAATTAAGTATATGAAGGGAAAAACCATAAAAAACCATCGATTTTAAGGGGTCTTAAAAGTTTTTTATGTACTAAACTATACTAGAAATTTTTAAGTGGCCTTTATGAAGACCCTATTTTCCCTTCAGTAGAGCTACCCAATTTGCAAACATACAACTGCAAATAAAACTACTACAATCGCTATGTATAATTGAGCACGCCTGATATCTTTTTCTATTTCTTTATTTCGCTTATTGTGATTACTGTTTTTTGTTCGCCTTTTTTGCATTTTTCAAAATCTCCTGTAATTTTTACATAGCTAGGTGAATCATCTATAATTAGACCGGCATTTACTATGCCGTCTAATGTAGCCTTCATTCCAAATATAAGATTATCAACATCGACATCTCGGTTGTTATAAAACATATATTCAACATGAACCTTTCCATCTAGTTTGTCAATGCCTGCCTCTCTCATTGCATCTTTGGTCAACCACATAGCCATCTCTTTTCTCTGTCTTCTAAGGCTATTAAGTGTTTGATAGTGTGCTCTAGTATTACCTCTGATTTGTGCAGGTGGAATGTCATAGAGAATAATATTTAATATTTTTGGTGCCTCCATATTTTGCTGTCCTTTTTATATAAGTATAATCTACTCCTGCAACATCTGTCCAATAAGATCCACAGTAATATTTATTATACCTGTCACTACATTTTATGCAAACACCATTAAAATATTCAGACCCTTCTTGTTGGTACCCACCTTTTAATATTTCTCCTAATAAATTAATAATAGGATCATTGGTAGGACAATTAATTACTTTATCTTTTCTAACTTCTTTCCAAGGCTTTAAAGAATATTTATTTCTAGCTTTATAATTACCACCACTTGGCACTTATTCTTCTCCTAAATATTTAAAACAAGTTTGTCCGTCATTGTGTCCTGTGTGTCCTATCCCTACTCTGTATTTTAATACTTGTTGTATATCTTTATCTATTAAAGGTTCTGCATTTTTTAAGAAATTATATACCCAATCTCTTGCTTGTTTCCAACTTGCGTGTGGACTCTTTAAAGAAATTGGCAGTACTAATTCTAATTTATAAAACTGATCTGTGTCTTTATCTTCGTGGATAGGACAGTCATCAATCTCGAAGTCGTAGTAATGATTAGCCATATTGCTCCTCTATTTCTTTGTGTATAATTTCTTCTAGTAATCTGCTGTTATTATTAGATAAACTTTCTATACTTACTTTATCTGTAATATTATAAGCTTGTTCATCTATGTGGAATTTCATATTAAATACTCTAGGATTTTCTTTCTTACTATTTGTTTTAGTATGCTTTAATACAACTTCCATTTGGTTATTAATTTCATCTACTTTACTAGTTACAGACCACAAGTTTCTTGCAAGGTTTACTTTGTATACTGTTCCTATTGGAGAATTTGAGTTACCTTTTGAAACATGATCGATACCTAGTATACTAACTCCCAAACTTCTTAAGCAATTAGCTAACTGCATTGAAGCCTCTGAGTCATTAATCTCTCCTGCTAAAGCACCACCAAAACTATCTATAATAATAAGTTTGATATCATTTTCTACTATCATATCAGCTATTGTGTCTTCTTCATTAACAAACTTATCTTTAGCTCTGTAATATAAAAATTCTATATCAGCTATGTCAGGGTGCACTTCTACCAATCCTTTCTTAACTGCTCTTAATCTTTCATTAAGATCTTCAGGATCGCTTTCCCAATCTATATATAATACATTACCTTTATCAGGTGCAAGTCCTGCATAAGACTTGCCTGATTGTACTAACAAACCAAACAGCACAGACAAGTATGATTTACCTGACCCACCTGCACCATAGATAATATTGATTGCATTTTTACGAATGAATGGAAAGATATAATGTTTCTCTTCGTTTACTACAGGAGTATTACCAATCAATACTGATTCCATATTACCACCTTTATATTTAGAAACATTAACTACTAACTGTTCCATTATCCTAGGCCAATCAATATCAGGAAAGTAATCATCTGTCATTTCTCTTAATGCTTTTATAATAGTATTAAGAGATTGTTGTGAAGTAAGATTAATTTTTCTAATCATTAAATGATTACCAAGATTTGTATCTATTATTTTTTGTGGTAAGTATTCTATAAGAACTTCTCCTGTAAGACCCGTGCTACTCTTGTCACTTATTTTTCTTACAACCATTTTAATTCCATCACTTTCCCAAGTGAGATATATCTTACTACCTGTTGATTGTACTATTGGCTTACTCATTTTTTTCTATCTCCTTTCTTAAGTCTTCTAGTATTTTTTGAAAGATAGATATATCAGTATCAACTCTTTGCATTCTATCTTCAAACAATTGATGTTCTGTATCGTGAGTATTCATTAGTGATCTTCTGTCTTCTTTTAACTTATCTATTCTTTCTACTACTTCATCTTCTCTTAGTTGTAACCTTTCCATATAATAACTAGACATCTATACCTCCTGTCCATTTCTTTTTGTTTTTAAATTTATTAGTTTGCTGTGGAGAATTCATAAGAAATTCAAAGTCTTTCTTATTCTTATCCACTAATTTCTTCATCTGTTCATTAGCCTCTCTTGCCTCTCCAAATGCTAATCGTGATCTCATATCAGCACTAGCTATTAAGTCATGTAGTTTTAATATAGTTTTAGCCTGCTCTTGTATTAACCTTAGTTGTTGTAAGTTTTCTTCAGCACAACCACAATCTTCATGTAATATTAAGTCACTCATTAAAGTCAACCTCCTGCAGGATATCTTTCATCTAATTGTTCAACTAAAGTATCACTCATTCGTAAAGCTACTGCTATACCTTCATGTGTTTCTACAGTACAATCGTATGTTTTAATTCCTTTAACAGAAGTAGATACATTAATTCTAATCCTGTCTTGTTGTGTTTTTATAATTTCTTTCTCTTCCATATTAACTCCTATTAATAATATTGTAAAAATAACGCACCCATTCAAGTGCGTTATTATTTTTATAAAACTTTTTTATACCTTTTTTCATAACATAAATAAAGGAGAGTAAGTACGAGATAAACCTAAGGACAAAACAAACTCAAAAAACCTTAGGTGCTCTGCAACCAACAGAAGTACCTACTCTCCGATAATAATTTAATCATCTCTACTTGTTTGAGATGATTAAATTATTGAGTTAAATAACCATAAAAGTTATCAGCATTAGTAACTATATCTTCCATACTATTGCTACCATCAGCTAATTTATTATCTAACTTTGCAACTTCTATATCAACTGCAGCTTTAAGTGCTACTGATCTAGCTATTTGTTGATCTTTATTTGTTACTGTAGTTTGACTTGCTACTTGCATAGGTGCCTCCTTTGGCTCTGTTAAAAAGTCTTTAGGTTTTTGTGTTTCATTTGCTGTACTGATTTCTCTAACACCATCGTAATCTGTGATAGCCATGATTTCCCAATCCCAATTGTGTTTTATAAAAGAGCCGTCAGCATTGCGACCTTCTTTTATAACACCTTCTCTAGTTTGACCTAGTCTTCGTCTTCTCATTGCTACTGTATAAGACTTGCCATTTTCTACTCTTCCCATTGATTGTGGGATCCAATATTTTTTGGCATAGTACTTATCTATCTCTTCAACTTTAGCCTCAATTTCAAATTGTTCTTTACCAAAGTTGTTGGAAGGTATACAACTAATGACATCTAACTTTACTTCGTATAGTTCGGGATCACTAGATTTTGGTTCGGGTGGGTTTGTATTTATTATTGCAGGTATTTGATTTACCATTTACTACTCCTATTTTTTTATTGTTAGTAATTGTGTGTTGAGTAAATTGACCATACTTACTAGCCTCTTTCAGAAAAGTATTATCATTAGGAATTAAATCATCAATGAAGAAATACTTTAATGTAACTCCATGCCTACTTACTATTTCTCCTTCGTATGATTCAAACCAAGGCTTAGTAAAGACATAGGTATCGGGATAGATTCTTTCATTATGTTTATTCGTTTGTGTTATCTGAACATGAAGTTCATCGCAATTTTTTAAACGACTAGTTGCAATACCAATCATTCTTTTCTTTGCACTTCCATTCCAAATAGGGGTGCGAATATCATAGTTATGAATAACTTGTGTCATCTTTCTCTCCTTTATTATTATACCACATTTACTCTCTTCCACCAACTATCAACATCTTCGCCATCTTTGCATTGTTCTAATGTACTTGTAATGCCATTGATTAATAAGTACCTTATCATCGCATCTATCACAGCAAATCTATCTGTTCTGCATGGCATACCTTGTCCATTTATATCACAAGACAATCCTATTGTAATATCCTTGCCTAATTGTGCTAGTTGTTTTATTTCTGTATCAGTTAATGTCATTAATAACTCCTTATATTCTATTTGGGTATACAAATTTGTTGTATAACTTTGTATAGTTATCCATGATAGTAAGTATTTCCTTACTGCTTAATACACCACCTGCTAATTCTATAACAGCAGGTACATCAAACATATTAGTCATACCACTTTGTCTAACTCTTTCAAAAGTAATGAATTGTTCTTCACTTATGTTGTCCATGTTCTTCCTCCTTATAATTTTTAATAAACCTTGTAACACAATCGTTGCAAGGGTAGTCATGGCATATTCCGTAGTTTTCGTTATACATAGTACAATCGTCAGGATCAAACACCTGATCAATATCTATGTTATCATCTTGTACATCTTTTATATTTTTAATATGACTGTCGTCAAAAGGATCCCACCCTGCAAATCTATGTTCGTTACTCATTTACTCCTCCCATTTTGGTAATTCTTTTAAAATAGTTTTCTCTTCACAATCTTTGCAATCAAACTCTCCATAATTATCTTCATGTTTTTTACAAGGAAATCTTTCATAGTAATCTCCTCGATTTTCATTTAGTTCTTCTAAATCTAACCTTCCTTCTGTAGTGCTTGTGTAAAATCCACAATTAAAACATTGATGTTCTACCATGTCGTATGGTCTGTTCTCTGACCATGAATCCATGCTTTTGTTACACTTAGGACATTCTGAATCGTAACTATGACTAGCCATTTATTCCTCCTTATTCAATTTTGTCTTCGCCACAATAGTATTTGCCACATTCATTTTCAAAACTTTCTTCGTATTCTTTTAATACTTTTACAGTATTGACATTCCACCCTTCAACTTCTATGTTGAGATCATCTCCATCTACAAAACCTATACCATTTTCATGAGCATTATAGAAACTTTCCCAATCTATTTCAGCTAGTATTACTTTTGTTTTAGTATAGTGTTGTTGGATTGTAACCTCTATTAATCCATCTTCATTTTGATGCCA